TCATCTGTAATATAATAACAACCATATAAATTTAAATGTTGTAGTAGTTTTAATTCTTTTAAATGGATCAAATCTTCATCTGTTATTTTCTCACAACCACATAAATTTAAATGTTGCAGTTGTTTTAATTCTTTTAAATGTTTTAAACCTTTATATCTTATATTTTCACAATAACTCAAATCTAAATGTTGCAGATGTTTTAATTCTTTTAAATGTTTTAAACCTTCATCTGTAATATTATTACACTTACTCAAATTTAAATGTAATAGATAACTTTGTCCGATATTTTTTATTTGTATTAAACAATTATTTAATATAGTGTCATTATTTATAACTATTTTGATAGTTCGAAGATATCTATTAATATATTCAGGAGTTAGAATTAAACAACATCCTTTTTTGCAATTATAATTTTTTCCTTGCCATTCAATAGTATCATAACTAGCATTATGAAATAAGTGAGAAACAAGACGTATATTGTGAATTAATATAGGATTTGATTCTAAAAAGCCAAAAATTGAAGATAATACTTCAATAGGTAAATTCATAGTGAAGATGTAATTTACAACGTAGTTAGTTGGAAAATTATAATATAGTAGGTTAATGTAATGAAAATTATTTCAATTTTTATAAATGAAAATTATACATAATTAATATAATTATTATAAATTTTTATCTATAATAGTTTTTTAAAAAAATTTTAAACCTTTATCTGTTATATTATTACAATCACTCAAATTTAAATGTTGTAGTTGGTTTAATTCTTTTAAATGGAATAAACCATCATCTGTTATTTTATTACAACCACTCAAATTTAAATATTGTAGTTGGTTTAATTCTTTTAAATGTTCTAAACCATCATCTGTTATTTTATTACAACCACACAAATTTAAATGATGCAATTGTTTTAATTTTTTTAAATGTTTTAAACCTTCATCTGTTATTTTATAACAACAATGCAAATTTAAATGTTGCAAATGTTTTAATTCTTTTAAATATTCTAAACCTTTATTTATTATATTACAATTATACAATTTTACTAATTCATTATCAGAATATTTACTTTCTTTATATCCAGACAGGAATATATATTTAGATTGCTCTTTGTTTAGACAATTATTTATTATAGGTAAAAATTATGATTCGGGGGCATTAACCGATAAAAGTTTTAAACTGATGATATCACGAAATGCGGGGATGATTAACAGCGATAACACGGTATATTATTTAAGACCGATTATTAATGAACAATTTTTAAATCCTTTTTCTATGAAAGGAATATGGCTATGTAATGTCGGTAAAGATAAATTTATTGGTTTGGACAAAAAAGTACTTGTGTTGAGTTTGATGGAATGGAAAATATATTGCGCTGAAGTTTTAAATGATGAAATACAAAATTATTTATTACGTAATCCACGTGATAATCTGCGAAAAATGTTGTATTATACCTATGTTATTAGCGTGATCGAATGGGAAATAATATCATACGATGGAACAAAAAACACAATAAAATAATTCACGATTTATTTTATAAATGGAAATTATATGCAATTAATATTATAATTATATTATTTTTAATAATAATATGAAGTATTATACATCAATTATAATTGATATAAAAGGATACATGCATTTTTCATAATAGATTCGTCATATAAATTTAAATCAATATCAGATACATGATTATCATTAAATAATTTCCAATTATTATTTATTTTAAGATATGTAATATAGTGTCCTCCATTTAATGAATTACCATGATGTACTACAATACCAATTAATTTATATATATTATTATTGTAGTTGTTATTGCTATTATTTATTTTATCAATTAAGTTAACTGGAGTAGTAATATTGAATATATTGGCAATTTCCAAAGAAGTAGAATTTTTATGAATGGAATTATTGTATCGTGCTATATTAATAAATAAATATTGTGGTAAATGAGTGATAGCATGTTGTATATAGATATTATTAGAATTATTGCAATTACATTTAAAATCAGAATTTGTAATATTTGTTTGATTTAAAGTTTCTTGTAAAAAGTTTTCAAATTCCATATATTTATTATTAGAATTAGATGTATTTAATGTATATGAATATAAGATATTATCATATTGAGTATTATATATTTTATATTTATTGCATAGATTGCATGAAATAATTTGATTCCATGCAATACATGTATTTTTTTTAGTAGGTAATATATCATTGATAGTATCAAGTATGAATTGTATGACTTCGCTACTATCTTGTTGTGAAAATATAGAATATTTAAATTTAGTCATAAAAAATATATATAATGATTTATATGAAGAATTATAGTTAGAATCATTATAAATAGAGTTAAATAAATCAATAATAGAATTATATATATCATTATTAGAAGATAATGAAAGTTGATATTTAGTGATAATATTATAAAGTGGTATTTTTAATAATTGTAATGCAGAATTAAAAAAACAACTATTTCCTATATTATTAAAACCTTTTTCCATATATAGTAATATATAATATATTATCTATATAGACTTAACACAATATTTTCTTTTTCAATTATACTAGTTTCTTTTAATAACACTTCAAAAAGATCTATATTTAAATTGATAGTACAATAATGATTAGTAATTTTTTTGAATTCTTCTTTATGGGTAATATATAATTTACTAATTTGAGGAGAACATTCTAGGTTGAGTTTGATTGGATCACTAGGAATAAGTTTGCATCTTTTGCGCATTCTTTGGAATTTACGGGCAATTTCTTGGATAATAAATAATTCTTGCATATATTGAGTGGTGGAAAAATCAATATAAATAATATAATCTTCCCCAATAATATTTTTACATTGATCTTTATCATTAAGATGTAATAATTTCCTTAATGTTTGATCTCCTTCATCTGTTAATGTATATAAATATTTAGTTACCATGTTAGGAGAAATATTGTATACATTTTTATCTATAGTAATAGTGATGGTGGTATTATTATATAATTGAGTGATTAATAGTTGGCTACTAAGAATATGTTTAATGATGGCATTTTTATTGGTTTTGAAAGTTTGTCCCATAATTTTTTGATCAAATTCAGGAATATAATTGATAGGTTTTGTTTTTAATTCATCCATATTAATAATTTGTAAGGATATGGCGCCAATTTCAGTTTCAATTTCATTTAATAAAGTATGTGTATTACTAGAAATAATAACAACGTGTTGTAATAATTTACTTTTTTGATGATTATTTGTTTGACACAAAATACGGATATTATCTAATAATTTAATTTGATTATCAATATTTTTGATTTTATTAAGCATATATAAGCTTGGATAATAATAAGGTGTGATAAATTGTGAATAGAAATCTTTATAATTAGTGAGATGAATAGAAATTTGATCATGAGTTTCTTTAAACGTAGTATTAATATTAATAAAAATGTAATCAGCAAAGTAAGGAGTAATTGGAGCAATCAAATAAGCCAAACGCAATAAAATGAAACTTATAGTTACCATAGTAATATTAACATTACTACATGATGTATCGTCAGTATTTGTATTTTTAAAAATAGGTCTCATTAATTTAATATATGTATTATTAAAGAGTTCAACAAAATCAATGATAGCAGAAACAACATCACTGACCATGTGGTTTTCATATAAAGTATGGATTTGTTTTTCAAGTAAGAAAGTTTTATACATAATCCATAAATTTAAATCATGATTGTAAGTATTACAATCCGGGAAATTCAACATAGTATAAGTAGCATGTTGTGTATCCATTTTAGAATTTGTTAATACTTGTAATAATTGTGTATTTTTTTGAATATGTACTTTTTTATATGTTAATACAAAATTAACAGTACCACATAATTGAATTAAAACTCTATTAGATATTTCAAATACACCATTGTCATCAAATTTTAATGATCCACCATAACTAGCGGGTGAATAAGCTAAATATAATCGTAAAGCATCTACGCCATATTTATCAATTAATTTATTAGGATCAATATAATTGTTTAATCTTTTAGATAATTTTTCCCCTTTATCAGATAATACAATACCATTAACCATCACATTTTTATATACTGGTTCTAACATATTATTATTATTAAGATATTTAGATCTAATATAACCGATTACTAGCATAGTATAAAACCATCCACGTGTTTGATCCATACCTTCAGCAATAAAATCGCATGGAATAAATTTATCAGGGAAGTAGTATGCAGGAACAGATCCAGAATCAAACCAACAATCTAATACTTCATCAATTCTTTTATATGTATTACCATTAATATTGATAATAATATTGTCAATATAATCGCGGTGTAGATCAGTTAAAGAATTATGAGGTAAATTTGCATATTGTTCTAATTCTTTGGCAGATGTGATACAAATAATATCATTTGGATCATTAATATTTTTCCACAGTGGAATAGGAGTGCCCCAAATTCTAGATCGTGAAATATTCCAATCCCGTGCGTTTTCTAACCATTCTTTAAATCTACCAGATCCTACATGTTTAGGATACCAGTTAATTTTTTCATTAAGTTTAATAAGTTCATCTTTAAAAGTGGAAACATTAACAGTCCAATTTTTGATAGCTCTATAAATTAGTGGTGTATCAGTTCTCCAACAATGAGGATAATTATGATGGATTTGATTTGTTTCGAAAAAATTGTCAGGCATATTATTTTGAATGAATGCAATAATAGTTTTATTGAATTCATAACATATAGTAGTGACATAATTACTATCAAAAAAATTGCCAATTTTTGGTTCAATATGTCCAGTAGATGTTAAATAATCATTTAATCCATCTCCATTTTTAGAAATAATATTATTAGCAATACATAATTCAAAATCACTTTCACCAAACATAGGAGCACAATGAACAATACCAGTGCCTGTTTCATTATCAACAAAATCTCCATGATAAATATTATAACATTGTTTATTTTTATGACAATCAAAGAAATCAAATAAAGGTTTGTATGATAATCCAATTAATTCAGATCCTTTAATAATAACATGAGATTCTTTAGGTTTTTTAATTGTGATAATATATTTATTAGATTCGTGTAAATATAAATAATAAACAAGATTTTTATTAATAGCCAATGCCATATTTCCTGGTAAAGTCCATGGAGTAGTAGTATATACAGCAATATATACTTCTTTTTTATCAAATGTATGATTTAATAATTTTACTAAAAATGTAATTGTTTTATCATTTCTCATTTTATAATTTAATGATGATTCAAAATTACTTAATCCAGTTTCTAATGATGTTGAATATGAACTAATTCTATAACCACTTGTAATAAGTTTATTTTTATATGCTAAACCAAAATTTTGCCAGACTGCTTCTGTAAATTTAATATCCATTGTTGTATATGGATCTTCAAAATTAGCCCATCTAGCAAAACGCATCATAAAAATTTCCCATAGATCTGCGCATGTAAGAACAGCTTTTCGGCAAGCTTTGCAATATTCACTAAGACCTACTTTATAGATGTCTTCTTTGGTGGTAATATTAAGAGTTTTATTAATTTGCATTTCCATTGGGAGTCCTTGTGTGTCCCATCCTACTTTTTTTGTAACATTAAATCCTGTAAATGTTTTATATCTTGTTTCAATATCTTTTAATAGTCCAGCTAATAAATGTCCGAAATGAGGAGAACCAGTAGCAAAGGGAGGACCATCAATTAAAATATATGGATTTCCATTTCCACAAACAAATAAATTACATAAATATGAAGAATCAGAATTATGAGTAATATTAAGAAATTGTTTTCTAATGTCTAATAGACACCACCTATCGGAAATAGTATGTTCTAATTCAATAATTTGATTTGAAATATTATCAGTCATTTTTGCAGTTAATTGAATTATTTATAAATAAAGATATATCAAATATATTTTATTTCAATTTTTATATAAGATATATATATATGGGTTGTTGGGATATATATTGTTTTTTATGTGGTAATCCATGTCATTCTATGGATAGAATAGACGACAAAGAAATAATAGATAATTATGAAAATAAAAATGTATATAGAAAATATCAAAAAGATCCGAAATTATTTATGTTAAGAACAAGAGATTTAAATAAAAAAACATTATGGTTAGATAAATGTACATTTTTGGCTGCGAATGATAAAATAATACATGGTTGTAATGAAACAACATGTAATACAACATTTATAGACAAGAATAATAATAAATATAAACATCAAATAGAATATAATAATAATATGATGCATGGAGTATTTGTACATACAGATTGTTGGAAATATATAAATAATGAATATAATATAGAATTATCATATTCATATTTGCCAATTACAAAAAAAATCAAAAATTTTGTTTTATTAGATAAAATGTTTGATTTTATAAATTATGGTAAAATAGAAAAATATTGGAATCAATTTTTTGATTTTATACAAATATTAATAGATGGCAACGAAGAATTATGTTATAGTCCTTTAAAAAGTGAATTAGTAGCATCTAATATTAAAAAAGTTGTCAATAAATTAAAAATAAAAATAGATGGTAGAATAGGTCCTGTTAGCAGTGCATCATTTTATGAAGATGGGATGTATAAAATAGGTAATGATAAGAATATATGGATAAAAAAAAAGAAATGGATAAAAAAGCAGACAGTTAAATGTGTAATAAAGAATATGAATGATAAAATAAAAAAAAATATAGTATATGCAGGGGAAACAACAAGAAGACCATTTTTTATAATAAATATAAAGAATGATGTATATGAAATTTTAACAATAGAAAATTCAAAATGCAATATAAAATAATTATTCTTGTTTTGTGTATATAGAAGATTTTGGAAATAATTTCATATTCATTCCGACTGTTTTTAAATTTTGCATTAATAATTTAATTGAATATGGCATTTCTGTTAAAGTTATATCTGATTTATTGCATATAGGACAATAATATGCTTCTACTTGTTTCATTTTAGTAGCAATTTCTCCACAATTATTACATAAAGGTGCAAAATATGGATCTGATAAATTTACTAATCTTTCTTTTAATGTTAAAGCATTTCCATAAGCAATTTGGCAATCACGTTCCATTTCACCAAATCGTAATCCACCATTAGCTGCTCTTCCTTCCATAGGTTGTCTATTAACAATCTGTCTAGGTCCTGTAGATCGTCCATGTGATTTATCTAACACCATGTGTTTTAATCGTAAATAATAAGTAGGGCCAATAAAAATAGTAGTTCTAAATTTAATACCAGTTTGGCCACAATACATAGCTTCTTCACCATGTCCATTATATCCATATAATTCTAAAATGCGGGAAATATCATTTATATTAATATTCGTAAAAGGAGTTCCATCTATAAATTTTCCAATTAAAGAAGCTGCTTTGCCAATAACTGTTTCAAATAATTGTGCAATAGTCATTCTACTAGGAATACAACATGGATTAATTATAATATCTGGTTGTATTCCATCTTTTTCTGTAAATGGCATGTCTTGTGCCCTTAAACGTGCACCTATTGTTCCTTTTTGCCCATGTCTCGAACAAAATTTATCACCAATTACTGGGATACGTTCAGATCTTACTCTCATTTTAATCATAGCGTAACCATCTGCATCAGTTAATTTATTATGCCAAACTTTATCAACATGTCCAGATACATTAGATTTGTAGATTTGTGATTCATCTTTATATATTTTAGCGTCTTTTTTATCATCTAATTGTATAACTTTAGTGATAATAATGTCACCATTATTTAATTTAGTTTCTTCAGGTGCGAATCCTTTATCATTTACTTTGCTATAATTTTTTTCTTTTTCATTCATAATAACCAAACTTTTATCTTTTATTCCAAATTCATCTTCTTGTTTAGAATAAATATTTTTTTTAGAAATATCTTCATATTTTTTATATGTATGGGCACGCATAAATCCTCTTTCTACCGCTGATAAATTTATAATAATAGAATCTTCTTGATTATATCCACCATATGATTGTATAGCAACTACAGCCATTTCACCTGCAGGTAGTTTATCTGTATGTGTATAATCAGCAGAACGTGATATTACTAATGGCTTCATAGTATTTAATAAATGGAAAGTAATGAATGCACCTTTTTTAAAATTAGTTGTTGGAATACCCATAGCCTGTCTAACTTGTGCAAAATTATAATAATTTCTTGGTGCTTGATTATGTTCCATTAATGGAATATTAGAAGTAATCGTTCCCAACATCATCATTGGGTGGAATTCACAATGTGTATACATTTTATAGATATTTGTATATCTATTTATTTTGTCACCTTTTTCATTTGGATTATCAATTTCAGTATTATATTGTTTATAATTTTCATGGACATCTTGAGCATACATAGCAACTAATGTATTTGTAGATTCTTCTACATCTACATATTCAATAATGCCAGGATATTCTTGTAAAAACTGTTCCAAACTATTTATTTTGCCTTGTATATCATATGATAAATTATTTATTCTATCTAACATTTCTTTTGTTAAATTTAATTTATTATCAGACACTGTCAATAATGGTCTTATTAATCTTCCAGCATCTGTATTTATTCTTATTTCACATATATCTTTTTTAGTACTGGTATAATATGCAATTCCTACATGTCTATGTATTTCACCATGTGATCTTTTTTTTTTTAATATATTAATTAGTTTAAATGCATTTTTTGTAAAACCAATCCATTCACCATTTATAAATATTTTTATATATTTTTTATAATCAGTAATTGGTATATTAAAATCATAAATATCATATTTATTAGTTTTAATTAATTTTTCTATAATTTCTTTTATTATTGGTACTTGTTCTCTTAAATCCATTGTTACAGTAGCAGATAATGCTAAATTTTTCACCATACCTATTTTATTTCCTTCTGGAGTTTCAATTGAGTCAATATATCCATAACAATGTTGATCTACATGTCTCATATTTACTACTTTATTAGTTGATTGATCATTAGTAGGAGTCATAACACGTCGTAAATATGAAATATATTGTAAATAAGTGTATCGTTGTTCTTGTTGTGCGACACCTTTAGTTTTTTGTCCAATAACACCAAATGTACCAGTAGCCATAGCTTGATTTAATGATAATTCAATCGTATTAGATTGTGATATTTGACTAATTATATTAGGATAATTTTTATCTATATTATTATGACGTCTTTTTCTAAATTTTTTAGAAGTTTCATTCAATGTTTTGCGCATACTTGGTTTAAATTGGTTATGCAATATTTCACCTGGTAATGATATGCGTTTATTAACATAGCTATCTCTATTATCTGGATCATTTCTTTTTAAATAACATAACAATAATTTATGTGCCATATATCCTATAAACCGTCCTTTAGTAATTAAACTATATTGATCAGTACCAATATGTGGTAAAAAATCATTTTTAAAATATTCATTTATTAAAAATTGTTGTTGGGCTACACGATCATTTATATTAGTTTCACTTAATTTTTTATTTATTATTTTTGTCATCAAATAATCTAATGCATCTTTTTTAGTATAAATTATTTTATTTTCTTCATTGATTTGTACAATATCTTGTTCATTACGAATCAATGAACTCTTCACTACATTTATCATTTCTATATCTTTTGTATCATATACTATGTGATTATATATATCTTTGTCTGTTTCTATTCCTAATGCCCTCAATATAATACATATATTAACTTCTATATATTTATTCAATATTACCATTATCGCATTATCTTTATCTATATACATTCTAAATATATGTAAATTACCATTCACTAATTTTGATTTAGATGTTATTTGTGATATATAATTTTCGTCATCTTTTGAAAATATATATATTCTATCATCTGCTAATTTTTCTAATGAAATTACCACTTTTTCATTACCTTTACTAATAAAATTACATCCTGGATCATATGGACATTCTGTATTTTTTATATTTGGAGCTAATCCTGGTTGTGATACACAAAAAGCAGATCTAACCATAATAGGTATTTTACATATAGGTATATTGTCACTATATAATACTTTAGATTGTATTTCACCAGTTTGTATATTTTGTTCTTCCATAATTTGTTCTACTGTAGCTGTTATTTTACCTGCATATGTGAAATTTCTTATTTTTGCAATTTGTGGTGTTAATATTTTATCAGCTGTTGTACTTTCATCTTTAGGCAAATTAAATTCTATATTTGAAAATTTAATTTTATGTCTAATAAGATTATTATCATGTATTTCTTCATCTATTATGTAATTTCCATTTACTAAATATTCTACTATATCTTTACTTACCCATCTATTATATGATTCATGCATATGTACGTATGGTGCAAATTTTTTTTTAAATAATAATCTTTCTAATGGTTCTATATGTTTTGTTGATATATTATCATTTGTATTATTATAATAACTTGATTCTATTATTGTATTTATTTCTTCAAATGTTGGTTTTTTTTTATCTTTACCTGACGGTTTTGAAGATAATGATTTATCTTTACCACCTATTACATTAATGACATTAATAACATTTGATTCCATTATTACAACGTATAATATACTACTTTAAATAAATTTACAAATTAACTATTTAAAATTCAATTTTATTTATAAAAATTGAATAAATTATTATATATTTAAATATATGTATATATATTTGTTAATATAATGAATATATGTGATAATAATTTAAATATTGGTGAAATTTGGATTCCAAATATTAATCCACCTACTCCTGTAAATTGGAATATATCTACTGATGATATATTAGACTTAGGGGAAATTTGGATTCCAAATATTACACCACCTATATTATCACACTTAGATATTGCTAATAATTTAGATAATATTAACATATCTACATTGACTACTACACCTATATTGAATAATATAATAAATAATGTAAGTTCCAATGATTTAAATAATATTGACATATCAACACCAACTACTACTACTCCTATATTAAATAATATAATATATAATGTAAGTTCCAATGATTTAAATAATATTGACATATCAACACCAACTACTACTACACCTATATTGAATAATATAATAAATAATGTCAGTTTCGATGATCAGAATGATATTGACATATTTACACCAACTACTACTACACCTATATTAAATAATATAATATATAATGTAAGTTCCAATGATCAGAATAATATTGATATATTAACATCTACTACATCTTCTAAAAATAACAATATTATATTATCTACAATAGATGACAATATAATATTAAATGAAATAGAATTTAATTATAATGATGAAAAAGAATATAAATATATAGATTTATTATTATTATTATTTGTATTAATGTGTTATTATTTCTAATAATTGATATTATAGCTCTTTATTTATAATTTTTTCGTCTAATTTTACTAAATCACATAATTTATTTAATGATCTTACTAATGTTTTTTCAGAAGCATTAGTATCATTATCATTATTATTAATATCATTTAATGTTTTTATTAATTGTTTATTATCATTTTTTGATAATGGTTTTGCACGATGTATATATAAAATTACTATTGGTATTAGTTTTCGTAATATATAACCCATTATTTTTTTAATAATATATTGAATTATAGCACTATTATATATATAATATAATAAATATTTAATGATTGTATCACAAATATACAATAAATATGGGAAGTATATTTTATTGCTTTTTACTAATAAAATTTCAAATGGTCTAATAATATATTTGCAAATAACATATATATGTTTAATTTTTTTTAATGTTTTTACAAATGAATTATCATATGCATTAAAACATTCTTTACATGAATATGTTATTAAATATTTATTTTTTATACAATCTGGTTCATCATTAAATATATCTTCTTCAATATCCATTTCACAAGATATATAATCTTGTTTATTGATTACATAATAGATATATTTATCAAATAATGTATATGATATAAAAATAAAAGAAAATAAGGATGCCATAAATATATCTAGTAATAGATACATAGTATATATAAATGTTATAAATACTATCATTAATATAATAGTATTAATATGATTAGTTTTAAATAAGTTTATAATGGATTACTAATATTGCATGATTTAATATTTGATTTTTTTATTTTAGTTAAAATATTTTTATGTGATTTTGTTATAATACGTGGATTATTACTAGTTGCATTTACAGTGTATTGCACAGGTATTTGCAATGTTATTCTTTTTCCAATATAGTCATATTGTTTTTTATCTGAATCACATGATGTTTCAATTAATGTAAAATGTATATCAGTATTATCTATATCAATACCATTATTAATACTGCGTTTTATTATTTCAGATAATGCTTTATTTCCTGCTTGCCATGGTGATTTTCCTTTATATCGGCCTTGATATTGTATATTATTAGATGTTTTTACTTTAAACCATCTTTTATCTAATAATTTTTTATGATTTATAGTATTTGTTTGAATGGTATTTTCTATATTATCTATAGAATTTGTTTGAATGGTATTTTCTATATTATCTATAGAATTTGTAATCATTAATATAATTATATAAATAACTTATATAATTATTGTAATTTAAATATTTTTTTTTGGCCTACCACGTTTTTTTTTCTCTGTAATTACTATATTATTTAAATCTATTGTATTTATAGATGATGATGATTGTTCTGTATTATTTGTAATATCAGAATGATTAATATTAAGAAAAATATCATTGATATTATTTTTATTTGTATTCAAAATATTTGGATTATCATTTATTTTTTTATTTATTTTTTCTAAAGTTTTATTTGATAAACTATCACTTATCAATATTTTCCTATATTTATATAATTCTTTACATGTTTTATTAATAGTTACTTCAGATATACCATATTCTTCCGATATACGTTTTTTTGTTATATCTAAATTATATAATGTTGTCATAATATATATACTACCTGCTGCTATGGATGTTGCTTTATGATCCGGCGATATATTTAGTTTTTGGATATTTCTAGCAATTTTTGTAGCAATATCAATATGACATCTTTTTAATGCTAATTTACAACAAAAACGTTCAATAAAATCTTCAGCCAATACTGGTTTAAATTCATATGTGGTTATATCATATTGTAATATTTCACGAAATTTTCTAATACCTTCATTCACTTTTGTAGTTGGTAAATTAAATATTTCTGCTATTTCATCTGATGTTCTAGGTGATTTTTGTATTTTAGCTCCATAAAATGCACATGCAGCTATTAATGTTTGTCTATTAATTCCTCTAATTATAATAGGCTCACCTATATTTGGTCCTGTTGTATGTTTCATTTCTGAAATTTCTTTATAATAATGTTTTGCAGAATGTATTATTGCACGTGTTATATTATGTTTTTTCATATTATACTCTAACTGTTTCAATACTTCCAATCTGGCTCTTTGTTTATACCCTATACCATTATACCATGTATGAATTTTTGCTAACAATCCATAACTTCCTCCTATATTTGTTGCCATTGCCGCTTCTGGGCAAAATTCATTTGTAACTGCCCCACATCTAGATACATCTCCATTTTCAGTATTATTTCTTTCTGGACGATTATCTAAAACTTCACCAAATTCTGCTCCACAAGAATTACAAATATGTATTGACTTAAATGAATCAAAAAATATATCAACTGATAAACATGCTATACAGCCATTGCTAATATTATAATTTTTATCATTATCATTCACACTATTATCTAACATGGCCCATAAATCATCATCACAAAAATTATCAAAATTATTACTTAATATATCTACTCCGGCCATATACTATATAAAAATCATATTATTTCTCTTAAATAACTTATTTAAAATTCAAATTTTTATTAATCTATCGATAATGCACATAATTTACAATATTCATTAATATCATTAATAGTAGTATTATATAATTCAATTTGTTTTTCTATATTATATGTATCATCTATTAAATTAATTACATTATGTTTATTTTCAATATATTCACATAAATCATTTTTTGCTATATTTGAAATTTCTATATTTTCTATATTATTCATTAATTCTTCAACTAATTCATAATATTCTTTTTTTTTTATTTTTATT